AATACAATGCTTGAAAATTTTATTGAAAATTTCATTACTTTTTTCTGGGTTTCTTCACTCCACCCAGAAAAATTTAATAATTGAACAAAAGGATTCATGATTATAATATCCCTATATTTTTTTCTTGTTTTTTTTACAAATTTTCAATAGTTGTTTTTTTACCATGACAATCTCTACATAATGCAACTAAATTATCAATTTCATTGGATCCTCCATATTCTAATCTAACAATATGATCCACTTCATACCATGCTGTTAATTGGTCACCACAATGACCACATTTCCAGTTTTGTTGGGAAGCTACAAATTTCTTTTTTGTTTCGGATACAGATCGTTTGGTTGCTTTTTTACCACCTCCAGTAGCTAATGGTTGTGTAAGTGGTTGTGTTTGTGTTTGAGATGGAAGATTATACATATTTAAAGAATCGGTATTCATAAATTGTGAATAGTTATTTTTTGCTGTAAAATCTAAAATGGGTGATAAAATATTACTTGTATTTTGATCAATAGGAAGATATTTCAAGTATTCATGTGAAGTGGCTATCATTTCTCCAGCTTTTTGAGGATTTTTTGTAATCAACCAATATAAAACAAGACCACCAAACGCAATTCCTGCCATTTGATAATATTTTTTATATGTCCATAATAGTTTAACATATTTTCCGTCCGTATAAATATTTGCCATTAAAAGGAGAGTTATACAAATAAGTACAAATCCAATCCTCATTATATCTTAGAAGGTATAATATCTTAGAAGACGGTTTTTCTTACGAAAAGGTGTAAAAGAAATATAAACAAAGAATAAGAAAAAATAAAACGATATATTTTTTCTGAATTCCATATCGTTGTGAAATCACAAAAGGTTTTGGTTCGTATTCTTTATAATATTGATCTAAATGTTCTAAATAGTTATTTTCCTCTTTACCTAATTGATTATTGGAACGATTGTTCATAAAATGTACCCAATAAGTAAAAGACTCGGAATTGTCTAAATAAGGAGTTACTGGGAATTCATCTAATAAACGTATAAATACTTTTCGTTGTTCTGCATGAGGAATAAAAAGTGGTAGATTGATAATAAAATCATAATATTTTCTTTTGGTTAGTTTATTCGGAAATTCAGGATAACTATGTGCAACTGTATATAAGAAAAACCAAAAGTGGGGCATCCATACTTCATGTGGTAAATCTTTCATTTACTTTCTGAAGAGAATAAAAGAAAACTGTATAAAAGATATTTTGGTACTTTTTTTAAGAACATGTCTTTTGATTTATTTTGTAATAATTGTGGAAAAGGTGGACATGTTTTTCATCTTTGTAAAATGCCTATTACAAGTATAGGTATTATTGCTTTTCGTATTACACCAGAAAAACAAAAAGAACTTTTAATGATTTGTCGTAAAGATTCCTTAGGATATGTTGATTTTATGAGAGGGAAATTTTCATTGTATCAGAAACAATATATTATGAATATGATTAAACAAATGACGATTTCTGAAAAGAAATTATTATTAAAAAAGAACGATATTACAAACCATGAAGAAAAAGGAGATGATCGCATTGTGTCACTGATCAAAGGAATCCATCATAATGGTGAATATTATGATTTAAAATCATTAATACAAGAATGTGATACAGATTGGACGGAACCAGAATGGGGATTTCCGAAAGGACGACGTAACTCTGGTGAAACGGATTATGATTGTGCATTAAGAGAATTTTCAGAAGAGACTGGTTATCCGAATCATATTCTGCATAATATAAATAATTTAATTCCTATGGAAGAGATATTTACTGGAAGTAATCATAATTCTTACCGACATAAATATTATGTGATGTATCTTCCTTACGAAAAATCTTTGTTTTCACATAATGATTTTCAGAAAACTGAAATTAGTAATATGAAATGGATGTCCATGGATCAATGTTTAGAAATGATACGACCGTATAATTTAGAAAAAAAAAAGGTCGTATCCAATCTTTTTAAATGTTTACAAAGTGTTCAATTCATTCGTATTTGATTTGTATCTTATCATTAGATATTCTTTTATCTAATTATAATAGATGAGCGAGAGAAAAAAACTAAATATACAGGCTTCATTGGAACAGGCGGATTCTTTCTCACCCATAAAACCTTTAAAAACCAGAAGAAAATTGAAAAAACAAATATCTCTTCAACAAGCGGATTCTTTTTCTCCATTAACCAAACGAAATTCTAGAAAAAAATCTGTCCTTCTTGAAAAAAAAGTGGAGGAAGTTGTGGACGACAAAGAAACAGAGGACAAAGAAACAGAGAACAAAGAAACAGAGGACAAAGAAAAACAAATTTCTGAAATCAATAGTGTTTTTCTTGAGAGAGAAACCATTCCTTCTCAAACAACATCTTCAGCACCAGAAACGAATAGTAATTCCACAATGAATTCCATTTCATCCAATGAATCCAATCCATCTGATAAAAGTATTTCTGATATGGAATTAAAAAAACAAGAATTACTTGAAAATGAGATCACAAATACACCCGATTATTTATATCCTGATTTAACTGATCCCGATTTTAATAAAAAAATAACTAGAAAACAAGAATTTCAAAGTCACAAATATAATGGTACCATCTATGACAATCCAAAAGAAAAAGCAGACGAGGAATGTAATGCGGAATTTGAAATCTTACCACATCAACAATTTGTTCGTAATTTTATGTCTTCTTCCACTCCTTATAATAGTTTACTACTATATCATGAATTAGGAACTGGAAAAACATGTAGTGCTATAGGAATAGCAGAAGAAATGAGAGAATATATAAAACAAGTTGGAATAGAAAAAGAGATTTATATTATTGCTTCTCCCAATGTATTAGAAAATTTCAAATTACAATTATTTGATCCAAGTAAATTAAAAGAAATTAAAATGGGAAAAGGTAGTAGTTGGAATTTACAAAATTGTGTAGGGAATACTCTTTTAAAAGAAATCAATCCAATGCAAACACAAGGTGTAGAAAAAGAAGTAGTTATTGCTTTAATTGAATCATTAATAAGAAAGTATTATCGTTTTATGGGTTATGAAATGTTTGCGAATAGAATTATAAAAAAAGTTCCAGAAATAAAAGATTTTACAGAAATAAAAAAAGAAGATTCTCTTCCCATGAGAGAACAAAAAAAACTCACCATGATGAAAATACAAAGAGCCTTTGATCATCGTTTGTTTATTGTAGATGAAGCACATAATATGATTGAAAGAGGCAATAAATTAAAAGTGGCATCCGAATATTTCAAGAAATTAGTTTCTTGTTGTCGTCATTTACGTCTTTTGTTTTTATCCGCTACTCCTATGTATAATTCTTTTGAAGAAATTATTTGGCTGTTAAATATTATGCATTTAAATGATAGAAGACCACAAATCAAAATATCAGATGTATTTGAATCTTCTGGTGAATTTACCAAAGAAAAAAAATTAAACGATATTGTTTTAGTTGAAAATGGACGTGATCTTTTAAAACGTAAACTTACCGGATATGTTTCCTATGTCCGTGGTGAAAATCCATATACTTTTCCTTATCGTATGTATCCAGAAGTCTTTGCAGAAAAAGAATATATTATGACGACATTCCCTTATCCTACCAAACAATTGAATGGTGTTCTAATACCGTCACCACAAAAACACGTCATACGTCAATTGTATAAAGTTCCATTAGGTGAATATCAATTGAAAATATATAAACAATGGGCCTCTGAACATCGTCAAGGTGAATTAAGTGCGATTGTATTAAATGATCCATTAAATATATTAAATATAGTATACCCACATGATAATGAAATGGATACTTTTTATCATGGTGAAAAAGGATTACAACATATTATGACCAAAACGACAGAATCGCCACATCAATATAAATATTCTAATAAAAAATATGAAAGACTTTTTCAAATGAACGAATTAAAAAAATATAGTGGAAAGATCGCTGAAATATGTAAACGAATTCTTTCTTCCACTGGTATTGTTCTTATTTATTCACGTTATATCGAAGGAGGAATTGTTCCACTCGCATTAGCATTAGAAGAATTAGGTTTATTACCATATGAGAGAAGAGAACTATTAAATCGTGACAATTTCCGTATTCCATTATTAAATGTTCTTACCATGAAACCGAAACAATCCGCCAATGATCCTGTTGCAAAATATGTGATGATAACGGGTGATTATAAATTATCTCCTACCAATATTTCTTTTAAACAAGTTATGGAAAAAATCAATTCCGCAGAAAACAAGGATGGTTCTCTCATTAAAGTAGTATTGATTTCTGATACAGGTTCAGAAGGATTAGATTTTAAATGTATACGTCAGGTTCATATCTTACATCCTTGGTATAATATGAATCAAATGGAACAAATTATAGGGCGTGCGGTACGTAATAAAAGTCATTGTCGTTTACCTTATGAACAACGAAATGTAGAATTATATATGTATACATCTGTATTAGAGGGAACAGATCAAGAAGAAGAAGTGATAGATATGTATATTTATCGTAAAGCAGAAGAAAAAGCATTACTTATGGGAAAAGTAAATCGTGTAATGAAAGAATGTGCCGTAGATTGTTTATTGAATGAACAACAAATGAATTTTGCACGTATGAATAACAAAGTAACACAAATACTTTCTACCAATAAAAAAGAAATTCAATTTCAATTAGGAGATAAAC